CTTGGCCGTCTCGTTCTCCGATGCGGCGAAATCGGCATCGGTCCACCCCTCGAAGCGGACCAAGTACTCACCGACCACACAGCGGGGGGCGTGCGGGGTGCCGTCCTCCCATGCGCTAAACGGGTCCGCCACGTAGGCGCAGCCCGAGCCCGATCGAGGATTCCGCACGTTGGGACGCTCGGCGAGAATGTCGAGCACCCGCCGCCGCACCGTGTCCGCTGTCACCGTCTCTGTCTCTGGCATGTCAGTTCCTCCTGTTGGCTTGTGAGTGATGGCGGAGAGCCACCGAGAGCCCCCCGGGCCTAAGCCCGGGGGGTACCCGCTAGTTCCCCGACTGGTGAGGCAGGAATACAGCCTCGAATCGCTCGCCCCCGAGAGACGAGCCGCAGACCTGACAAGGCGACCACGAAAAATCTGTGACCCCATGGCCGAGCACCCACCACCCGCCAGCGTTGCGTTGCTCGAACTTGGCGACCCACTGCCGTTGTTCGTCCTCGCCGTATCGCTCGGGCGTCTCGCCGTTGGCGATGAAGGCGGCGCAGTCAATGCAGGCGCAGTGATCGTGTTCGGGGCACTGCTCGCAGCGGATCGAGGCGCCGAACTCGTCGATGTCGTCCCATGGCACCGCCTCCCCGCAGACCTCGCAGGGCTCGCACTGGCAGCCCGCACAGAGCCACCCGCCGAGCGGGGAGCCGTCATCGGCTGCCGTGTCGGCGGGGATGCGGTTCACGTAGTTACCCGAGCCCCACGCCGTGGATTCCCCGCACCCGTTGCAGGCGTCGCGTGGTGGCCGTGTCGTCGTCTCTGTCATGTTCGGTTCCCTTCCGTCGGCTGGGGCGGGCGCTCTGCCGGCCCGCCCCGAACAGTAATCCCGCCAGCCGCTCCCCGTCAATACCCGCTAGGGGGGTGGCGAACCGACCCGCCAGTGACCTGGCATCGAGGCCCGAGCTCGTCGTCCTGGGGGCGGTCGTCGCCCAAGGGGAGGGGATCGGGGGAGGGGATCACAAGGGGGGCGAATCGAGGGGACAGGGTTTCCACCTCCCGCCGCTGTCGGTGGGGCGTGCCACGACACGGGGCTAGGTGGCCACGAGAGGCCCGCCCGCCAGCGTGGGCAGTGCACCCCCCTCACCTGCGGAAACAGGAACAGAACGGGCGACCTATGCCGCCCTCGGGGGCAGGGGGAGGGGGGTACGGCAGGGGGGGGAGCAGGGGGGGGGTGGGGCGCCCTGCGGGTCTTATTCTTATGGGACCCGCTAGAAATCGTAAAGGGTACTAGCACTTATCCACAGGAAGGGGGGTTGCACCCCCGTTTGTGGATGGCTGGCTGCATAAAAATAAGACCCCCGCCACAACGACGGGGGTGGTCAACTTCGAGCTTGGGGCGGACTCCGCCCTTGCGCTCATTCTTCTTGTTGTTTCTCGCTTCGTCCTGTAGCCGCAGCGAGAAACCATGTTGTTTGTTTCGTGTGCGCTCGCTCGCTTCGCTCGCTCGCTTACAAGTACAGCCAAAACGTCCCACGCACCACGTGGGACGTTTCTTCCCCTCTAGTGGAGGTTGGTTGATGCCACACAACGGAGGTGGTCGAGGGGTCCGCACGGACACTTCGACTGGTGATCGGATACTGCCCGACCAGTGGAGCGAGTTCATCGACTGGTTGGTAGATCCCGAGCGTTCACCGCGCACTCAGAAAGAGTGGGCGGTGCTCAACGGGGTGAACCCTGATTCGGTGACCCGTTGGAAGCGGCACCCTGACTTCATTCGTGAGTGGGAGGCCCGTGCTCGCGAGCTGAATGTTGGGGTTGAACGCACCCAGGCGGTGGTCAACTCTCTGTTTGCCCAGGCTGTCAATGGGGACACAAAGGCTGCGTCGTTGTACTTGCAGTACATCGACAAGTTCACCCCCAAGCAGCGTGTCGTGGTTGAGGACGCCGAGGTCGAGGGCCTGTCCGATGCCGAACTGTTGGCCGAACTTGGACGGCTACAAGATGAGTTCAGGAGCATGGACTAATGAGCATGATGGACCCGACGATGCAGGCTGCGATGGCGGGGATGGTCCCGCCTGCGGGTGGGGGCGCCCCTGGTGGGGGCGACCCGATGGCGGCGACTGGCCCGATTTCGGACCAGGAGTTGTTGATGCTGGTGTTGCAGTTGATTGCCAGTGGTCAGTTGACTGGCCCTGGGGTGCAGGTGCTGGCGGACGCTACGGGTGGCGGAGCCCCCGCTGGCGACCCGATGGCCGCTGACCCGATGGCTGGTGGCATGGGCCCTGGCGGCCCCCCGATGGGTGGCGCTCAGCCGCTCCCCTACTGAAAGGAAAAGAAAATGGCAAAAAGTGGATCATGGAAAGCGCCGAAAATCAGTATGCGTGAGCACCTCGCGGCTACGAGGTACAGCGACGATCTTGGCTTGTTGAGAGGCAAGGTCAGAGAAGCGGAATCAGCCCGCAAGGCTGGCAGAAAGTACGTCCCGCACAGCGACGACCTTCCTGACATCAAGCGCGAAATCAAGCGGCTTGAAGGCAAAACACGAACAGCCAGGTCGGAGGCCAGAACTGCCGACCGAAAAAAGGCTGGAGTTGTGGCTTCACCTCGCAAGGTAAGGGCCGCCATCAAAAAGAAGAAGTAGCCGCCGATGGCCGACCGTGGCCGTCTAGTCGAGCTACGACGGGAAGCGGAGTGGCGTCGGTGTAGCCGCAGCCCTGAGTACTTCCTGGAGAAGTATTGGATGATCCGTCATCCCTCCGAGGGGCTCATTCCGTTCTCGATGCGTCCCGCCCAGCGGGCGGGGTTGCGGCATTGGATGGACAATCGCTACAGCCTGACGCTGAAAGCCCGTCAGATCGGCTGGTCCACCCTGGCAACGGCGTTCCAGGTGTGGCAGGCGCTGTTCAAGCCCGAATCGGAGATTATCGACGTGTCCCGCACCGAGCGGGAAGCCAAAGACCTGTTGGCGAAGTCGATGCGTGGCTACCGCAACCTGCCCGAGTGGATGCGCAAACGGGTGCGTGCGGTGTCCGACACGCAAACTGAGGTGATTTTCTCCAACGGGTCGAAGATTGCGAGCCATCCCTCTGCGTCCGACCCCGCCCGTGGGTCGTCCGCTTCGCTCATCATCGTGGACGAGTGGGCGTTCCTGCCCAACCCTGACGATGCGTGGGCGTCCATCGAGCCCGTGGCCGACATTGGGGGTCGCATCATCGGGTTGAGTACCGCCAACGGCTGGGGCGAGTTCTTTCACACGCTGTGGACTGGCGGCAAAGCGGGGCTGAACCCGTTCAAGACGCAGTTCTTTGGGTGGGATGCGGTCAGCGAACGTGACGAAGCCTGGTACGCAGCCAAAAAGGCGTCGCTGCCAGCATGGCAGCTCGCCCAGGAGTACCCCGCCAATGAACGTGAAGCGTTCATCCAGTCGGGGCGCAACGTCTTGGACCAGGAAGTCATTGACCGCATCGAGGCGGTGCCACCTGATGAGGGGCACCTAGCCGATGCGGGCATTGCGGGGGGTCGTGACTGGTTCTTCCTGCCTGGGGCGAACGACGTGCTGCGGATCTGGCAGAAGCCCGACCCGCACGGCGTCTACGTCATCGGTGCGGACGTGGCCGAAGGCTTGGAGCATGGCGACTTCTCTAGCGCCCACGTGATTCTTGCGAACACTGGCGAGGTCGTCGCCCACTGGCACGGGCACTACCCGCCTGACATGTTCGCTGACGAGCTCATCCACCTTGGGTACTGGTACAACACGGCTCTCATTGCCCCCGAGGCCAACAACCACGGGTTGACGGTCGTGACCGCACTGCGCAAGGAGCACTACCCGAAGCTGTTCCGCTCCAGGTCGCTCGGCACGGTGAAGCGCGAGGTGCAGCAGCGGTTCGGCTGGTACACCAACATGGCGACCAAGCCAATCCTGATCGACGAGATGGTGGCGAACCTGCGCAACGGCGAACTGCTCTTGTACTGCGAAGTCACCAAGGCGGAGTTGGAGACGTACACACGGGACTCCAAAGGGCGGATGAGTGGCAGCCCCCACGATGACCGTGTGATCTCACTGGCGATTGCGAACCAGATGTTGAAGTACGCATTTGTCCGCCCGTACTACGAGCAACCCAACACTGAGTTCACT